CACTATCTCGCAGCCGCTCACGCTCACGCAAGCGGCACGCCTGGCCAACGCGAACACGCTGTTCGCTGGTACAGTTTCAGGAGCGAATGTTCTTGCGCAAGCCGCACGCCTGGCCAATGCGAACACGCTGTTCGTCGGTTCGGTCACTGCTGCGGCAGTTGTCACGCAAGCCGCACGCCTTGCCAATGCGAACACCCTGTTCGCTGGCAGGATCGATCTTAGGGTCGCACAGGCTGCACGTCTAGACAATGCCAACACGTTCTTCGCTGGCTCAGTGCAGGCAGCGCGGACAGTCACGCAAGCCTCACGCCTGGCAAACGCGAACACGCTGTTCGCTGGCTCAGTGCAGGCAGCGCGGACAGTCACGCAAGCTGCACGCCTGGCCAATGCCAACACGCTGTTCGTCGGTAGTTTGAGACTTAATGTTTCTCAGAGCGCTCGACTGGCCAACACGAACACGCTGTTCGCTGGTACGATCTCAACTCCGCGCACGCTGACGCAGACTGCGCGCCTCAGCAACGCGAACGTGCTGTTCGCTGGCAGGATTGATCTCAGGATCACGCAGCCAGCGCGCCTGACTAATCCGAACACGCTGTTCAATGGCGTTGTCACTGCATCCATTCCGATAACGCAAGCCGCACGCCTCAACAACGCATCTGTCGTCTATGTTGGCCTAGTCGCTTCTGGCAGCGTGTTGATCCAGCTTGCGAGACTGAACAACGTAAACACGTTCTATCCAGCGCTCGTCTACAAGAAGACAACGTATCAAACTCTCCGCGAATGGTTTGATGCGAATTGGGTCTCCACGGAGAAGCGCTTTGAGAATGAAAGTGAAGATCCGCCAGCAAATCTGGACCCTTGGGTTTTCTTCGAGACGTTTGGTGACTTCTATGACGCGGCTGAAGTCACTGGAAATCATCGCTCCTCCGGTTGGCGCGTTGAGGGTGTCGCCAACTTCCACGTCGTTGTTTCGTCCGGTATCGGGACGACTCTCGCTCGTGGATATGCGGAAGACTTGGTGACAATGCTGCAAGGTCTGACTCTTCCTGGCGGCATCAGGATTGAAAGGCTATCCATTGGTGACAATGTGCAGCTAGAGAGTGACGGTTCGTATTTCTCAATTCCCGTTGCTGCAGATTGGGCGCGGGAGCTTTAAGGAGCAAAGGCAATGACTGACAGCAATCGCGTTCGCGTTTCTGGTATCCGCGAGACGGCATTCGGCACTCTTCCGGCAACTCCGCGCATGCGCACAGGACGCATGACCGGAGAGGGTTTGGCGTTTACGCCAAGCTTCATCTCATCGAATGAAATTCGTTCCGACCGTATGAACGCTGACCCGATCAAGATCAACGAAGAAAATGTCGGTCCGTTCAATTTCGAGCTTGCCTTCATTCCGGACGAAGAGCTCTCGTCCGAGATGATCCGCTCGGCCTTCTTCAATCCGTGGACAGTCACGCCATATCGCGACAACGATCTTGTTGCTGACAGCGTCATCACAGACGTGGCGACTACAGGTACGATCGTGACGTGTACCGCAGTCGCGCCGCAGAATGGTTCCTTTGTTGTCGGTGCGCTTGTTCGTTTCACTGGCTTCACTGTTGCTGGCAATAACGGAAAGTTCCGCTGCACGACGGCTTCCGCGACAGTTCCGGCATTCGTCGCTTCAGGGATAACGAACGAAACAGCGCCTCCGGCTCAGGCGCGCATGAAGGTTGTCGGCTTCCAAGGTGTCTCCGGCGACATTACTGCCGCTGCCTCCTCTCTCACGAGCACGGCTCTTGACTTCACCACGCTCGGCCTCTCTCCTGGGATGTGGCTCAAGGTCGGTGACGCCGACAACGCTGTCTTCCAGTTTGGCACTGCCGCGAACAACGGATGGGTCCGCATTAGCGGCACGATCACGGCGACGAGTATCCCGCTTGACAATCTGCCGTCCGGTTGGGGCGTTGACGCTGGCGGTGCGAAAACAATCCGCGTCTTCTTCGGCGACTGGATCAAGAATGGCGTCACGCGCGCGTCAATGTCTTTGGAAAAGAGCTTCCTCGGCCAAGGCACGCCGACGCATATGCTGCAGAAGGGAATGGTAGTTGATCGTTTCTCCCTCGACTATTCGACGGAGCAGATCATCACTGGCTCGTTTGAGTTCCGTGGCCTTACCGGAACGCAAGGCACGGTCGCCAATGGCAACTCCTATGACGCCGCGCCGACGGAGCGCGTTATGAGCGCGAACGTCAGCGTGGGGCAGATTTCGGAATCAGGTGCCGCAGTATTGACGCCGAACTTCGTCCGCTCGCTTCAGCTTCAGGTTGCGAACAATCTGCGGTCGATCACAGCGGTCGGCAATGTTGGCTCCGTTGACATCGGTGTTGGCGAGTGTCAGGCGACCGGGACGCTTGAAGCTTACTTCGGCAGCAATGCCTTCTTGACCAAGCTGCTTGCAGGCACGATCAGCAATATCTCGTGCCGCTCTCAGATTGACAATCAAGCAGTGATCCTCTCGCTGCCGCGCGTCACGTTCACTGGCGGCAGTCCCGTTGCTGGCGGCAAGAACCAAGACGTTCTGATCCCGCTGACGTTCCAGGCCAGCATTGACAGCGTGACGAACTCGCAGGTCAACCTGAACAGACTTGAATATTACAACTAAGCTGCACGACTAGGGGCGACGTGTCTGTCGCCCCTAATCCAAATATGAGGACACGATGGTAAAGCTCAAAGACTTGGCAGCCGATCGCAAGCGCGAGACGGAAGGCGAATGGAATGAAGTGCCGGAGCTAGGATTCAAAGACGATGGCTCTTCGATCAGACTTTTGACGCGCGGCTTGCATTATCCTCCTTACAAGATGGACCTGATGCAGACGCGGCTCCGCCTTCAACGGAAATATCCTGGCGATCAGATGGTGCCTCCGGACGTCGAGGACAGGGAGAATGGTCGCATCTATGCAACGCATCTCCTCCTCGGCTGGGACGGTATCGAAGAAGAATACAGCGCGGAGTTAGCGCTTGAGGTCCTGAGAGACCCATCTCAGCGCTTGTTGCGCGACGCTGTTGTTTCCTGCGCGCGCATCGTCGGCAACGCGCGCACTGAACAGAAAGATACAGTCGCGGGAAACTCCGTGCCCGCGTCAACTGGCAACTGACGCGGAGCAGGGCTGCATCCTTTCTTGAGCGCGTTGCTCAAGATCCAGAGTTCGGCCCTAATGCCGCAGAAGAATTAAGAAAGGTGGCTCTGCCTCCAGAGGCGGAGCTGCCTAGTGGCGCTGAGTATCTCTACGAAGCGTTTTGGCAATGCTCGACCGATAGGCCTCAAAGCGGTTTCGGTGTGCATCAAATTCCTTTTTCTGCAATCGATCGATATGCGACTCGATATGGAATTGAGGGCGAGGAGTTTGATCTTCTTCTAAGTTCCGTGCGCGCGCTGGATGAAGAGTTTGTTCAGATCATGGCCGACAAACTGAAGAACGAAACGAAGAAAGGAGGCAAGCCAGATGGTAGTTAGATTAGCATCTCTGCGCGCCTCCGCGAGCTTGAACGCTGCTGATTATTCGCGCGGCGCTGCTCAGGTTGATGCTGCTAATCGTAAGATGCAGCAGGGTCAGGCTGGCGTTGCCAGCACGATGACGCAGACGCGCACACGCACGGCTGAGACTGCGTCTGCGTTTGATCGCTATCGTCAACGCCTTGATCCAACTTATCGCGCGCAGCAGAACTTGACGACTGGCCTTGATCGTCTCAATGCCGCTCTGGCAAAGGGTCAGATCACTGTTCGTCAGCATGCGACTTTAGTCGGGCAGCTTCAACAGCGTTACGGTTCAGCCGCTACGCAGATGACGACGTTGCAGCGCGCGACGACTGGCCTGACACAAAGCGTCTCTGGACTTAACACTGCCGTCACTGGTCTCGTTGTTGGCTTCGCGGCGTTCAGCCTTGTCGGTGTTGGGCGCGACGTTATCGAGACCGCACTGGCGTTTGAGCGTATCGATAAGACTTTGGTCGCAGCGACTGGCTCGGCTGAACTTGCTGGCGCTGAGATGAAGTTGTTGCGCGCGCAGGCTGAAGAACTTGGCCTAGACCTGCGCTCGTCCGCTTTGGAGTTCGCCAAGCTTGCCGCTGCCGCGAAAGGCACGACACTTGAAGGTCAAGGCGCGCGTGATATCTTCCGCGCCATCAGCGAAGCCAGTGTCACGCTCAGCCTAAGCTCGGAACAAACGGCTGGCGCATTGACTGCGATCCAGCAAATCATTTCCAAGGGCACGGTCAGTTCAGAAGAACTGCGCGGTCAGTTGGGCGAGCGGCTGCCAGGTGCTTTCCAAATTGCCGCGCGCGCCATGGATGTTTCCACTGCCAAGCTCGGCAAGATGCTTCAGGCTGGCGAAGTCATCTCGGATGACTTCCTTCCGAAGTTCGCCGTTGAGTTGCGCAAGACGTTCGCGGATGCGCTGCCTGATGCCGTCAACAGTGCGCAGTCAGCTTTCAATCGCTTTGGTAACTCTGTCAATGACCTGAAGCTGGAACTTGCTAGGAGCGGCTTCCTAGATGCAGTCGTCGACGCGATGAAAGACATTCGCGAGGTGATGACTGATCCCGGTTTCCATGCTGGCATCCGCGAGTTCGGTGCAGGCATCAAATCAGCTTTCGCTTTCATCATTGACAACTCTGAGCTTCTGTTGCGCATTGCCAGCGCATACATCGGCGCGCGCGTCGGGCGGCTTGCTGGTCCCGCTGGCGCTGCCGCTGGCGCTGCTCTTGGCTTTATTGGTCCTGATGGCGCTGCTGCTTTCTCGCAAGGAGGAGCAGAAGGCGGATATGCTTTTGCGAAGACAGGCGTCCCTCCGATCCGTCAACAGCAGCAGCCGCTCGGCAATCAGTTTTCTCAGCGACCAGGGTCGTCAGTCAATGATCGCCTCTTCGGAGGGAACAGTAGTCAGCGACCGCAATATTCTGTCGCGCCTTTGGAAGTGCTCGAGAAGGAAACTTCTCAGATCAAGAAGACGAATGAAGCTATCAGCTCTGGTAACAAGGCGCGCGACACGGCAGCGGCAAAGCTCGAGCGCCAGCTTCAGCAGCAGCAAGATGTTCAGAACAAGATCAATCGTGACTTCAAGGATTACGTTCTAGGTCTTGAGCAGGAAGCCGTTCTCGCTGGCATGACCGTTGAGGAACGTCGCAAGGAAGAATCCTTGTTGCGCGGCATGACCATCCTCAATCGCTTCCTTACCGAGCAGGAAAAAGAACGCATCCTGACAGCGCTTGAACTTGCCGACGCGCGCGCTAAGGAAGTTGAAGCGCTTGAGCAGCAGCAGCAGAAGCTAGAAGAGAACGTCACGTTCATTCGTGATGAAGCCGCTGATGCCTTCGAGGCGATTTTCACAAACGGCAAAGATGGCGTTGACGAGTTCATCGACTATTGGAAGAAGAGGTTCATTCGCCTGCTTGCGGAACTTGCCGCTGAGGCTTTGGTCTCTCCGATTATCGTTCCGATCATTCAAAGCATCGGCGGTCTATTCGGAGGCGGAGGCGGAGCGACTGGCGGTCTCGGCGCGAACTTCGGTGCGTCTGGTCCTGGCGGACTTGGAAATCTTACTGGGACGCTTGGAAGCCTTAGCAAGTCTGTCGACAGTCTTGGACAGAGCCTTGGCCTTCAGGGGTTCAAGCCATCGGCCGGAACGCCTGAGATGCTTCGCCTTGACGCTCAGGGATTGTTCGGAACTGAGACCTTCCTCTCAGACGTCATAGGTGGCGCTCTGGGCGGCATTGGCATCGGCAGTAGCGTGGCTGGCTTAACTGGTGGGAATAGCGTGGGCGGCGCTGTGGGCGGCTTGGTGGGGGGAGCGCTAGGTTCTTTCCTTGGTCCGATTGGCAGCGCGCTCGGCGCGGCTGTGGGCGGCTTCCTTGGTGGCTTGTTCGGTGGCAAGCCGACCAACGCGACAGCGGCGATCAACTTCGACGCTAAAGGTCGACAGACTGCTGTCCCAAATCCAGGAAAGGAAACTGCCGAGACGCGCGGCGCGATCAATAACGCTGCCGCTCAAATCGAAGGTGTCCAGAAGGCTCTTGAAGAAGTAGGAACGGTCTTTAACGATCGCCTAACGTCAATTGCGATTGGTGTTCGTGACCCATCTTATATCCAATTTGCGTCCGGCAAGTTGTTGCGGACGCCGGTCGGCGATCCGAACGCGCTCGCGCTGGCAGCCATCAAAGAACTTCTTCGGACAGCGGACTATGCCTCGGCGTCAATCGCGACTGTCGCGAAGATCCAGTTCTCATCGCTAGAGGAACTTGTCAACGCACTAGACTTCGTCGTCAACACGTATGACGTCATCGCTAACGCTCGCCCTGCGCTCACGGCAACTGAGCAAGCTATGAAGGATCTGACCTTCGGATTGGAGAAGGCGCGCAAGGAAGCTGAGAGCCTTGGCTTATCGGTTTCGAAGCTGAACGCTGGTGCGACGAAACTCTTTGACTTCGACATCGCGGTTCAGATCCAATCGATCACTGATCCAGTTGCAGCAGCACTCACCGATTTCGAGCGTGGAGCAGCAGCGCGTCTCCGTGTCGCGAAGGAGCTTGGCGCTAACATAGTCAACGTGGAGAGATTAAATGCTCTCGAGCGTGAAGCCATTCTGAAGCAGGCTGGATCCCAATCTGTTTCATCTCTCAAGTCTCTTATCAACGACATTGAGTTCGGTGGCTTGTCCTTGGGCGTGGCTCCGGAGCAGCAATACTTCTCAGCCTTGAGCGCATACAATCAGGCGCGCACTGCCGCTCTTGAAAATCGCAGCCCTGAAGCCATCCAAGAGTTCGAGACGCAGGCCAGGAGTTTCCTGCCCATCGCGCAATCGTTCCTCGGCGTCAGCACGCGCTTCGCTGATGTGCGTTCTGGCATCTTGCAGACTGCTCGTGATCTCGGAACGCCGAACCTTGACCCGAACACGTCGGCGATTATTGCTGCGACGTTGGCTGGCAGCACGCAGGTCGTTGAGGCTGTCAAGAACAACACGGACGAGACGAAAGGCTTGCGCGGGGAGTTCAAAGAGCTCGCCGCATACATCAGAACGCTTTTCGGCCAGATTGCGAATGGTCAATTCAAACTACCGAACGCCGCTTAAGAGGGTCACACAATGTCATTTCGTCATGGTCCGCGCGTCAAGCACACAAGCACGACGACCGGCACTGGTACGCTATCACTGATCGCTCCGGCGACTGGCTTCCAAGGTTTCAACAACGCCTATGGAGTTGGCCCTGTTGTTGTTTATTACGCCATCAGCGGGGCGACGTATTACGAAGTCGGCCTCGGAACTTTCGACAACGCCGGACCGACGCTGACACGTACGACCATCTTAGCGTCGAGCAATGGTGGCGCGGCTGTCAGCTTGCCTGCGGCAACGCATGACGTCTTCGCTTGGGAGCCTGCTGGCTGGCCAGTGCAGGCCATCACAGGCAACACCACGCTCGTCGCCGCTGACGTGTTTGGCTTCATCCTGTTCAGCGGCGGGTCAGCCTCAACGCTCACTCTGCCGGCGATTGCGACGCTTGCGCCTGGCGCGGCGTTCCCCGTGCTGAACCTTGGCACGGCTTTGTTGACCATTGATGGCAACGCAGCGGAGACGATCAACGGTTCGGCATCGATCACGTTGTTCCCTGGAGAGGGTTGCTGGCTCCACTATCGCGATACGGCGACGGCTCAGTGGGGAGCTCTCGTCGACACAAATCGGCGATTGATCAACGCACAGACGGGAACGACCTACACAGTTCTCCTCAGCGACATCGCCAAGGAGGTCACGCTCAGCAATACTGCAACGATCGCAGTGACACTGCCGCAGGCGACAGCGACTGCGTTTGCCGCTGGCTGGACGTGCATCATCCAGAACATCAATAACGGTGCGGCGACTATCACGCCGACTACATCAACGATCAACGGACAGACGACCATCGTCCTGCAGAAGCATCAGGGCGTCATCATCACGTCTGACGGCACGAACTATCGCGCCGAGCGGATTGGTGCTCCAATTGAAGTCATGGTCGTCCCGCTTGGTGATGATATATCTGTCATTACGACTGGCACGGCGAAGGCGACTTTCAGAATGCCATTCGCTGCGCGTTTGTTTGCTGTGCGCGCATCGCTGAAGACTGTTTCGTCTTCTGGTATCCCGACTTTCGACATCAACGAGACTGGCGTGTCTGTCCTCTCAACGCTGTTGACCATTGACGCCAGCGAAAAGACAAGCGTCACGGCAGCGACAGCAGCGGTCATCACCGATACGGTTATCGCGGACGATGCTGAAATGACGATCGACATTGACGTTGCTGGCACAGGCGCAGTCGGCGCTAAGATTGCTCTCTACCTGCT